GAATGAGAGCGTTGGTAGAGAATAAATTTTACCGACAACAAGAAAATACGTGGAACTGTACGGAACGAGTTCCGACAGCAAGCCGACCACGGGCATCGTAACTGGCTCTGTATTCGTTGAAGTGGACACGGGCAAGCGTTATCTGTTCAACGAAGACGCTACCGCATGGGAGGAACAAGGGGCGTGACATGGAAGATAGATGAATCAGCACCCGTTGGGTGCTTTTTTCATACCAAAATACGCCACGCATAGGCGAAAAATGTGCAATCGGTCGATCTCTCTATGACCGTAAAAAGGAGCAGTAATGGCGGGAATCTTTACACGCAACGCTTTGGACAAAATCATTCGCAACGGCGAACTGACCGAAGAACAGAAAACCGAGCAGTTGTTTTCGCTCTACGGCAGAGCCTTGGACGATGGTTACATCAGCAAAAGCGCGGCAGAAGAAGCCAAGAACGCCGCTGTTGAGGCGGCAAAAGCGGGAATCAAAACGCCCGAACCAATCGACCCGAAGACTACACCCGAATACCTTGAAATCGTCAAGGAACGCGATATGCTCCGCACGATCGGCGGGGATGATTTCGCCAAGGTCAAACCGAAATTCAGGGAACAAGTTTTCGGAATGTTGGATCGCGGAGAAAAGGCAAAGGATGTATCGGAACAGTTGAACGCTATCAAGGAGAAATACGAAGAATATTTCACCCCCGAGCAAACCGAACCGAAGAACTCGCCGCAGTATTCGCAGAACGCGGGAAGACCCGCGTTTAACCCCGAAAGCGAAGAAGACAAACTCGTCAAGCAACTTTCGGAAACATGGAAATAAAATTCATTGAAAGGAAAATCAACAATGGCTAATCGTATTGATTACGCGGCAGTATTCAACCGCGTACTGGACGAAAAGTTCTATGTTCTTCCGCGCACTATGTGGATGGAAGACACCAACCCCGGCATTGAATATACTGGCGGTAAAGAGGTCAAGATTCCGAAGATGTCTATGGACGGACTCGGAACGATGAACGGCTACAAAGCACCGAACGGCGACATCACCCTCGCGTATGAAACCAAGGAACTGCAATGGTATCGCGGCAGAAATCTGTCCATCGGCAGATACGATGTCGATATGACCAACTTTGCGATGACGGTCGGCAATGCGCTGAACGTGTTCCTCAAGGAAAAGGTCATTCCTGAGGTCGATACCCTCCGTATCGCGGCGGCGGCGCAAGGCGCAATCGGCTATGGCACGGTTGTGGCTCAGGCAACCAACGGCATCACGGCGGCAAATATCCTCGGTCTGCTCCTCGATGACATCGCAAAGGTTCAGGACAAGATTGGCGAAACCGAACAGTTGTACATTCAAATCTCGACCAAACTGAAGAATCTGCTTGAACAGAGTTCGCAGTTGACCAAGTACCTGAATGTCAAGGATTTCAATGTCCGTTCCGCGACTCTGCGCCTCGAGGCAATCAATGACCAGTATCTCATTGGCACTCCGTCTGCTTATATGCACTCGGTTGTCAACCTGAATGATGGTTCTTCCTCCGGGCAGACGGTGGGCGGCGTTACGTTCACGAACCTCGGTCCGAACATCAACTGGCTCATTGCCGCTCGTCCCGCTGTTGACGGTCTTGCTCGTCCGCAGATCACCAAGGTCATCGATCCCGACACGAATCAGGACGGCGAATACTGGAAAGTCATGTTCTCGATGTATCACGGTCTGTGGGTCTTGGACAACAAGGGTGACGGTCTGCTCGTCAACATCGACACCACGGCGGGTTCGCTGACGGTTTCCACCGTTGCGGGTACTGCGGCGGTTGGCGACTCCATCGTCAGCATTGCACAGCAAGTGCCGTATGGAATGAAACTGATGTACAAGACCAACGCAAGCACCGCTCCGTCCATCACCGTGGGTACTGCACTCACCACCTCGGACGGTTGGGCAGACCTCCCCGCGAACGGTCTTATCAGCACCGCGAACGGTCACAAGATCACCGTTGCTCTGTGCGCGGTGAACGGACAGCCCGTTGCATCTGGTAGCGCAACTATTGTCGCCAAGGCTTCTTGATGAGGTGACACCATGAGCGCGATTGTAGACTATTCGTACTACGTGAATACCTACATGGGGAGCGAGGATATTGAAGCCTCGTTCCCCGCGCTCTACGCTCACGCCTCCCGAATCATCGGGGCAATGACCCGCTTTCAGGTGGACGAATCCAACTTTGACACGTTCCCGCCTTTTGTGCAGAACTGCTACAAACTCGCGCTGTGCGCTCAAATTGACAGCCTTGCTATCAACGGAATTGAAAGCATCAGCGTGGGTAATAATGTCGGCTTTTCGGTCGGCAAGGTTCGCGTGGATAGCGGGAACAAATCAAGCGCGGTCGGAGCGTTGAGCGCATCCGTGTCCCCCGCGTCTGTTGCCTATCTTGAGCAGACGGGTCTACTGAACCCCGCCGTTCCGTGTTGGGAGGGGTATCCGTGTTAAGACCTATCCCCGCACGAATAATGCGGTCAACGGCAACGGTCAAGGTCGGCACAAGCAAAGACCTCTATCAAAACCCGGTATACACCACGTACACGGTGAACCACGTTCACATCCAACCGACAAACGAAATCCGCAAGACGGTCACGAACACGGATTGTACATTAAGGTCGATTCTGTTCGTAGACCGCCGCCGCAGTACGCCGAACCTTGATTGGTGGGCGTTATGCAATCAATCGCATGAGTTAGGGTTGGACATGAAAGTCATCGTTCGCGGCGAAGAATACACGGTATTTTCGGTGGACGAACTGCGGGACGATACCGACCAGTTCCATCACTACGAAATCGGTCTTATGTGAGGTGCGCCATGCCAGTACGAATTGAAATTTCACCGAACAAGGTGCAAGTAAAAATTACTGGTGCATTCGGCAAGGGACTATTCGCGCTTTCATCCGAAATCCTTGGGGATTGCAACGAGTATTGTAAATACGATACTGGCGCATTGGTTATGTCATCGTGGATACACAGCCAACTCGACAAAGGCTTGCTGATTTGGCAAACGCCATACGCGAAACGGCAGTATTACGAAATCCAAACCGCAATAAAGGACACCAATGACAAGGCATCTTGGAAATGGTGCGAAGCGGCGGCGGCAGAACACAAAGACCGTTGGAACAGACTCGCGCAGAAAGCGTTGGGAGATAACCTATGACCGTATTAAACGCAGTAGTGGAGTCCGTCATCGGGCTCATTAACAACCTCACGCCGTTTGCAACGATGACGAGGGGCGCACTCGGAACGGGGAACGGGTTAACGTGCGAAATCGCGCCGTCCCGTCCCGAAACCGTGTTTTTGGACAAGAACCAGTATATCCCGTTGGATTTAACCATCAACGGTAAACACACCAATCTATCAACCTTATCGGAAACGATGAACGCTATCCATGAGAATTTGACCATGCGTAAAACGTACCCGTCTGCGGCTACTTGGGAAATCGTTGATATAACAACGTACACCGAGCCTCAGGTCATCGGGCGCGAAGAGGGCGGTCATTGGATCATGGCATCTTCTATTTCCGTAAAGGTTCACACTAATCTTTGAAAGGAGTCCGAACAATGGACGCAGTATGGGTTAACGAACTCTATATCGGTACATCTGCAACTACGGCTGACCCGCCCGTGTGGACTTATGCAAAACTGTGCAAGGGCATTGAGGGCATGACCTTTAATTCCAACGAACAGAATCAGCAGTATTTCTTCCTTTGTGGCAACGGCTTTGCCCACAATGAGGTGACGGGCGGCGCGCCCGAACTGCAAGTCACGGGTCGCAGAATCGTTGGTGATGACGCTCAGGACTACATCGTAGGCAAGCAGTTTGCGCTTGGCGCGGATCGCAACAGTTCCGTGAAGATCATCGCGGGCGGCAAGCAGATTATCTGCGATTGTTCCATCGGTGATGTTGTTTCCTTTGGCGGCAACACGCTCGATGTGAATACGTTCTCTTGCACGATCCGGTTCAACGGTACGCCCGTTGTAACCGCTGTTCAGGCATGACGGCATGGGGAGGTTAACGCCTCCCCTCTTTTTAAGGAGGAAGAAAATGTTTAAGAAAGAAATCAATCCGTTCCCGGTATCGGATAGGGTCACGTTCCGAAACATCGACAAGACGCTCGACCTGACCGTCCGTTCCGATGCGTCATCCCTCGTTTTCGGACTTAAACGAGTCAACGAACGCTTGAACGGCATGACGGACGATTCCCCAGAAGCAGACCGCATGGAGGCGGCGCGGTTCTTTGCTGATACGCTTTTCGGGAAAGACCAAGGCGGTCAACTGTGTGAGTTCTACGGCGAACCGCTTGCGGTGATTACGGCTTGCGGAATGTATTTCCGTGAACGCCTTGCGAAGAAGATTGCAAAGGCACAGAAGAAATGAAACTGCAAGACCGTCTACCTGACGGCGTAACGGTTGATGGCAAGTTCTATAAACTCGACTTTGATTTCCGCAATGTCCTCCGCATGATGGACGAAATGTCGAGGGACGATTTGATGCCCGAAGCGCGGGTATACAATGCTGTGAAATGCCTCACAAAACGCCCGAAAAACGCCGAAAAGGTACTGGAGGCAGTACGGCTTCTATTATTCCAAACCCCGCCTCAAAAGGACGCTAAAAAGGTCACAGACTTTGTTCAGGATGCGGGCATGATTCGGGCGGCGTTCCGTCAAGCGTATGGAATCGACCTCTACAAGGAACGGTTGCATTGGATTGAATTTTCGGAACTGTTGAACGCCATTCCTGAGGGTTCGCGGTATTCGGAGGTTGTCGGAATCCGCGCCCGTCCTCTGCCCCCGCCGACCAAGTGGAACGCGGAGGAAAGAAAATGGCTGATGAAAGCAAAGGCAGATGTCGCAATCCAAATGTCCGATGCTGAACAGAAAAAGATGTACGAACAAGGCGTGGCAAACCTCGCGGCGGCGTTGATTGCTATAGCACAAGGAGATACACATGGCGAGTGACGGCAAAGTTGTATTTGAAATCCAAGGCGACCCTAAAGGGATAAACACCACCCTCAAGGATGTCACCGATAACATAAAGAAAGAGTCCAAGAAATGGGACGATGCGGCTGAGAAATCATCCGATGACATGACCAAATCGTTCTCTAAGGCGTTCGATGTCGAACGTGTCAAAAACTGGGCTATCCAAGCAGTAAAGGCACTCATCAAGTTTGGCGAAGCGGCTATTTCTGCCGCGTCCGACCTTGCCGAGGTGCAGAACGTGGTCGATGTCACTTTCGGAGATGGAGCAAGGCAGATTGACGCATGGGCGCAAGCGGCGGGCAATGCGTATGGGTTGACCGAACTGCAAGCGAAGAATACACATCTACCATCGGCGCGATGATTAAGTCGCAAGGCTTGGCGGGT